TCAGGCTCCGGGATGGAACTTGGATCGATACCTTGCTCGGACAATTGCCGCAACAGCTCGGGCGACAGGTCGCGGAGAGGGGTTATTGAGGGATTCTGCCCAACACTCGGCGATGAACTCCTTGATCGGACTTCCCTTGTACTCGGCATAACCGGAAACCTCGCTTTTCATTCCCTTGGCGACAGCATCTTTATGGGCGCCGAGGATCTCGTTGTCAAGATGGAGGCCGAGCAGATCGTCGAGCTGGTGCCCGAATTCGTGATCAGCAACAGCCCGAAACGTATCGCAGCCTGGGGGAAACCACTGGCTTCTCACCCGCGCGGTCAATGTCGCGCGCCAAACCTCCGGCGCTCCGCCCCATTTTGCGTTGACCGCTATCCCTCTGACCCGCGGCTGAGCCCATGACTGCGCGAAGGTCGTTCCCTTCACCTTCGGCGCCTTGATTCGAGCCGCCGCCATCGACTCCGCCGTCTTGGCGGACATGCCCAAGCTTCCCATCAGCTTGTCTGCGTAGTCACGGCGCGCCAGGTCTGCCCACCGCGCGAACTGAGCTTGCGCACTACCTACAAACTGCTGGTTCTTGCGCAGCTCCGGGAACTCCTGCAAATGGTCGAACAGGCTTCGATTCCACGCATTCGCGACTTCAGGCTTCACGCCCGTGTAATCGGCAAAGTCGGCCAGGTCGTTCTTGACTGCGAACTCTGCCGCTGCCTTGGCCGTCTTCGCTTCAATGAAGACCGGCGCCGGCCTCGTCACGGCAGCAGCCATCGCGGGCGGCAACGCGCTCACTTTCTCGGAAAGCATCTTCTTCAGGTTCCCGAGCCGGCCGCCCGGTGGGTAATGAAACGCCGGATCGACGCCCGCCGGAATCTGCTGCGTCTCGCCGGTGCGCTTGTTCGTATAGGTGCTGAACGATTCCGCCGGCGCCGAGCCGACCTTCAGCCCCTGACGATCAATCTGGCGCCGGCCCACCTGGATCGCCCGGCACTTGCAGCCCCACGCTTTCACCGGGAAATGCGCCTGCCACCACGGGTCATCGACCGGCAGCACCAAGCCATCCCACGCCGCATGCTCCTTGCGCTCGTGCGCACTCGGCGTGTGGTCATACATCAGGAACGGCAGCGTATCTTTCGCCTCCTGGATGCGCGCCCACTGGCCTTCTGCGTGCGCCGTGCGCAGATTGGTGTCGTAGATCACCTTCAGCCGGCGCGCGCTGCCGAGTTGCACCTCCTTCGTCTCGCCGGTCACCGGATCGGCCATCAACTTCTGCCCCCACCACCCGCGCTTGACCAAGTTGGGGCGCAGCTCCGCGATGAAGGTTTGCAGCGTCGTACCATTGACCAGCGCCGCATCGATCTGCGCCCGGATGTCCTGCAGCAGATCCACCTGCATCGCCTTGGCGACGGTGAATGCCGCCTGATGCTCCTGCTGCCAAACATCGCGGTAGTCGAAGCCGATCTGAAAACCCTTCTGCCGAAAGAAGGCAATCGCCTCTTCCGGCGGAAGCAGCTTCAGATCGATGCGCGGCGCCATATCAATCGACCTGGCCGCCACCGACCCGGCCGAAGATCGCCGCCGCAAAATTGCCCTGGGCGAGCAGCTGCGTCAGCGCCTCGGCATCCATTTGCGCAACCGCCTGCGGCAGCCGCGCGTTGAACTCCTCCAGCGTCTTGCACTCCTCGGCCAGGCGCTCGATCGGCGAAACAAGCGGCGTCAGCGTCCGCTCCCAATCGCCCGCCATCTCTTCCGCCAGACGGTCGAACTCATCCAGCTCGGCCGTAGCCCGGCTACCGCCCTTCAGCGCAACTCGCGCTGCCGCCTGCCCGCCTTTGTCGGCCGCCTCGGCCGGGCGCTCGTCAGGCGGAACGGCAAGCTGCGGCCGCGCCAGCGCCAGAATCGGCTTGCCCTCTGCGGCTTCAGGAATGCGCAGCTTCTCGTGCGCCCACGCCGGATCGATGCGCATGCCCATCGCCACCAGCTTCGGCAGCGACTCGGCAAACAGCTTCAGATCCTCCGCTTCGCCGGTGTCGAACTCAAACCGCGGCAAGCGCCGCGGATCGCTCACCCCGCGATTCATCGCCAGCAACGGCTGCACCAGCCAGCGCGTCAGCGTTCCCTGCAGCTGGCGCGCATCCGAGAGCAGCAAATCGCGGCGAACCTCGCCGTGCAAATTGGCAATGCCACTGCCCATGCCCGTCGACTTCGCCTCGCTGCTCGTCGTCTGGCCGACAATCGCCTTGCTGATGCTGCGTTCCGCCCAGTCGATCATGGCCACATAGGGATCAGAAGCCCCCTTGGCGGCCTCCTCAAACTCGATCGACATCCCGTCCGGGATAATGCCGGCCGCCGCATGACCGATGCTGACCACCGCATTCAGCAGCGTCACCTTCTCTTCCGGCGAAGCCCCGGGCGGATACTTGCCCAGGCGCATCGGCAGCCCATAGATTTCCAGAAACTCCGCCAGATCGCGCACAGCGAAGTTCTTGAACAGGAAGGGCCACGCCAGCACACGATGCAGCCCGCCGCGCGCGATGTAACCGCTCCTCGCACGATGCGTGTGCACAATCCAGCCGAACGCCTGCAGCTCGGCGCCATCGCCGCTGTTGTCGCGCAGACGCAACTCGTTCTGGTCGTTGCGCGCCAGCTGAAACCAACTCTGCGGCCGATGGTGCGCCGCAGCGATCAGCCGCTCGCGGCCGACCATCTGCCACTCCAGTTCCAGTGCAGAAAAGCCGTGGCCGATCGCATCCAGCGCATCGAGCATCAGGTCTTCGAGGTCGGCGAAGTCGCGCAGCACATCATTCACCCACGCGGCGTCGTCTTCCTCCTCCTTGCTCGCATTGCGTGGCGGCACCACGCGCCAGTCCAGCGTCAGCAACGCGCGCTTGCGCTTGCTCATCTCGGCAAAGAGGTGCGCGTCCTTTTCCTCCATGTCCATGAATAGCTCGGCTTGCGCCGTCAAATTGCCCGCCTCGGCCTGCTGCAGGATCTGCGCCAGCCGCGGCGGCGTCAGCCCGCGCGACGGATGGCCGGCAAAGGTCTGCGCCAGATTGGCAATGCGCGAGGTTTGCGGCTCGGCCAGCGTCTCGCGCCGCAGCGGGCGACCGTTGATGTCGATAATCTGCGCCATTACCAGGCTCCTGAACCGTAACTGTGACCGTCGCCATCCCAGCGGCTGGCGCGGGACGGGGCGGCGGTGAATTCAATCGGCGCCACATCGCGCTTCATCGCGAAGTGGCCGAGGAACAGCGAGATTGCAAAGTCGCCGTGGCGCTGAACCTTCTTGCCGTCAGCGTTCTGCGTTTTGGCCTTGCCCAGCTTGGGAACGCCATCGATCTTCTTGATCGCGCGCAGATCGTCCCGGCACTGCTCGTCGCGCGGCAACCCGTCGAGCGTTGCATCCTCCAGCGCTGCCTTGAACCTCGGCATGTTCGCCAGGTAGAACGAATCGGAGAGCTTCACCTGCTCGATGCGCGTGTGCCCCCACTTGTCAGCCGCGTATTCCGCGATATCCGCACCGTTGCCGCCGGCGTCGAGCGCCCCCGAGTAGAAGCGCGGCAAGCGATCGACGATGAAGGTCAGGATCTGCTTCTGCTGGCTGAACGGGCAGTTGCCCAGCTCGACCACGAGGCGCGGCCGGGTCACGATATCCGCGCCTTCCTCAAGCGCCGTGATCACCGTCAAATCGCCCACGCGCGCGAAGTCCTCGCCGAAACCATGCGGGCGTTTGGGGTCCAGCGCCGCCAGGTGCGGCGCCAGAAACTCCCGGCACCAGTCCGCCACCTCGGCGGCGCGCATCGGCTCCGGCAGCAGTCCGAACTCCGCATTCCAGCGCTGACGCACGATGGCCACGCCCGGCGCCATCCGCGATTCGATCAGCGCCAGCGGAAGATAGGTTCCGCCTCCCTTGGACGGAATGACGTCAAGCTCCTCGGCCGCGTCTTCGGCGTAAAAGCCGCGCACGTCGGCAACCCACGCTTCTTCGGCCTCTTTGCTCCAAGGGATGCCACGCCGCAGACATACGCGCCGATAGAGCCCATCGCTGACCGCTTCAGCGAAGGTTGTTCGATGCACAGTGCCCTTGCGCTTTCCCGATCGAACCTGGTTGATCAGCTCATTGAATGGGTTGTCCTCTCCGTCATGGGTACTTCCAATACGGACGCGATTGCCCCACATCAGCATGGCCATCGCCGCCTTGATCAGGCCCGCGAAGTCGGGGGCAAAAGCCGCCTCGTCGATGACGATGTCGCCCTGTTTCCCGCGCAGGTTGGCTGGTCTGCTCGATAGCGCGACGATGCGACGGCCGGTCTTCGGGAAATCAATTTTGTAGGTCTTGATTTCCTTCTCGCCATCGTCGAAAACCCCTTCGCCGATCTCTCCCGCTGCCAGGTCGTAGGCCCGCGCCCACATCGCGCACGCCTCGATGTATTCGAGAGCCATGTCCTGCGTCGCGCTGATGTAAAAGACGTTGCTGCCCCCCTCGCTGGCGGCAGTCAAAGCGTTGTCGGCAGCTTCACCCCACGTCCAGCCGATGCGGCGGCTCTTCTCCTGGATTTTCAGGGGAGACGGATCTGCAATCCACCGCTGCTGATAGCCCAAAAGCACCGGCGGCGGCGCATCGGCCGCCGCTTCCGGAGTGAGCGCAGTCTTGAGAGGGTTGCTCATCCGGTAATGCCCAGAATGCTCTTGCGGATCTCGGCAGCCGCCGCGGGAGAGAGGCCGCCCTTCTTGGCGATCTTCTCGGCAGCAGTCGCCGCCGCCTCGACGCGTGCCTGCACCTCGAGCCGAAACTTCTTTTGATTGACCGACGCCCGCGCCAGCGTGGCGATGTTCTTGGCGGCCGCTGAAAGCAGGCTGATCCGGTCTTCCGGCTTCAGCCCCTCTTCATCGGCCTCCTGCAGATTCACGATGCTCTCGAACAGCTCAGTCTGCACCAGGGCGATCACCGCTTCCGAGCGCGCGTCCTGGTCGTCGGCCGCCCCCTCGGTCAGGAAGCGCGCCGCCTCCGTACTGGCCTTGATGGCAGCGAAGCGCCGCTCGATCTTCTGGCCATAGCGGTGAATCGCGCTCTTGCTGATGCTGTAGCCGCGCTCCCGCATCATCTCTTCCAGCGCCTGGTAGCCGCTGAAATTGTTTTCCGCGAGCGCGCGCTCAAGCCACCGACGAACGTCTTCCGGCAGTCCGTCAATGTTCGACCGCCGGGCCATCACTCGCTCCAGTACTTCTCGGGCCGCGCAATGCCGGGCGCGCAGTCGATCGTGTATTCCGCGATATCGACGCCGTAGCGCGTCAGATCCGCAAACCACGCGCCCGACGGCATCTTGTTCAGATCGACCAATCGCCGATCCGCCAGGTAATCCAGTTCGCGCCGAACCTCCAGCAAGGTCGCGTCCGGATAGATCGCCCGCATCACGTCGAGCAGAAACGCCTCGCTGCTGGTGTGCGGCCGCGCCTTGTCCAGCGTATTGATCAGATTCCAGCGCATCGACTCGCGCCGAACCTTGGCGGTATCAACCATTGTTTGCCCCCCTCATTTGCACCACCTCCAGCTTGCTGTAGAGCGCGTCGAGCTTGGCCTCGATCACGCTTTGCCCCCGCACGTAGTCTTCCCGTCGCACGTAATTCACCGGCAGCTCCGCCTGCCAGCGCAAAAAATCGCGCTCAAGCGCCGCTACCTGGTCGGCCGTGCGATCAGCCTGTGCGATGTAACGGTCGATGTGCTCGCGCAGCGCCTTGCTGCCTACTTCGCGCGCCTCTTCCTGAGCCCTGAATTTCTCGGTGAGACGCTGATCGATCTGTGCGCCCAACACGCGAGCAAAGCCGAAAACGCAGCTCATGAACGTGATCGCCAGACCGACCAGAAAGGTGATCAGCCCCCAAAGCTCAACCTGAACGGTCATCGCCGGCCCCCAGCCTGCGCCAGCGCGCGCGCACGATCATTCACTTCGTTCCTCCGGCGACGTTGAGCAGCACATCCTTATCGCGAGAGCCCCGGCTCGACCCGAACTCGAACTGGTGAGCATCACGCAGGCACAACCCGAAAATGCTGGCGATGGTTGAAATCAGTCCGACAACCTCGCCAGGCATCTCCTTGCGAAACGCAAAGAGCACGATGAGGCAAGCGATCAGGCCCACTGCGTCGAACACCACCATCAAGTCCGCGCGTTTGTTCGCGTAACCAGCCTGGTGCAAAGCCACATCGCGCGAACGTGCATCCTTGCGGTCATCCAGATAGGCACGTTCGAGATCCGCATCGCTCTGCAGCACAGCCAGGCGAAACTCGGCCGCTTTCTCTGCGTCGGCCTGCAGCGTCGCCAGTGCGGCTTCGCCGGTCGGCTGGCCAGTCAATGTCTGGGCGATGCCGATCACTTTCTCGGCTACCGCAACAGGCTTTTCTCCGACGCCGAAAAAGCGCATCAGGCTGGGCGCGATCTGTGCCAGGCCCAAACCAATCGTGAGCGGGTCCATCACTTCTCCTGGGAAAGAAACAGTGCGCGCTCGGCGGCGCGGCGTTTGACGAGGCCCGGAAGCGTCTTCCCGTTGGCCTTGACCCAGCGGGCAAACTGGCCGGCAGCGCCCATCGTGTCGCCTGCCTTGAGGCGGCTGAACAGCGTCGATTTCTCGAAGGCGCCGATCCCCACATTGAAAGCAAAGCTCGCCAGTGCGTCGAACTGGCACTGCGGCAGATCGGGGAAGACGGCGGAAAGGTAGATTTCGACCGGCGCCAGATCGTCGCGCATGAGCGCGCGCGCCTGCTCGATCGTGATGCGCTCAGGAATCGACTCGCCGGCCCGGATCACGTGGCCGAAGCCGATCGTCAGCTTGTTGGCTGGGCAGTAATAGCGGGTCGGCTTGAAGCTCTCGGAAGATTCGATGAGAGCGAGGCCAGCGGGGGATGTTTGGCGACGAGGCATGCGCCCACGTTAGCGACGCGCGCGCGGAGGCTCCATTAACCGCAGTTAGAAACAACAAGCCCCGCTCTGAGCGGGGCTTGGGCTTGTTGCAAAAATCTTGAGGGAGCAACTAAAGCGGCCGAGAAGACGGCTTTCCGTCTACTGCCTTTCCTATGTAAAGGCTGTAAGCCCCGTCGACTTTTGCCCCGGCCCCCATGCACAAGTGCGCGCATGGTGTCTTTTGCGTTGCTACCTCATCTCCGCTCACCCTGAAGCGGCAGTGGTGCCCGGCGGCATAGTACTCGCGCGGAACTACCTTGGGCTTATCTGACAAGGTGAAGTCAAATTCGACGAACTGACGCCACCCAAAGTCGCGACTTTCAGAGAACCCCTTTGCGTCATAGATCTTGGCATTGTGCTCAACCACGTCCGGCAGATACTCCTTCAGTGCGTGGCATTGCTTGAAAAGGGCGCCGGCCGCGTTGGTGATCGTTTCGATCTGAGCGGGAGAAAGGTCTTTGTCTGTGTGCAACGTAAATTCGTGCGATTCAGGCTTCTTGTCGCCACACCCGAGCAAAGATGCGGTGAGAACCGCCGCCAGAAAAACCCTTTTCATATTCCCCCCTAGAACAGCGCCCCCTGCCGCTTCTTCACCATTTCCAGGCGGACGGCCTTGACGACGCGATAAATGTGTATGACCGTCAGATTGTACTCACGCGCCAGCGCGTGGTGGTTGGTGCCGTTGAATTTCTCGAAAATCTCAACGTCGCGGCGGGAAATGTCGATCGCGCAGCCCTTCGGGATATAGATCGGCTCGCCGCCCCAGTCGCCGCGAATCTTGTCCGCAACGGCCACGCCGATCTCCACGGCGATTTCTTCCGTCTGACCGGACTTCACCAGCTCGGCGGCGATGGTTTCCGCCAGGTCGGCAATCAGCTGCGGCGCTCCCCGGCTCATGCCCGCGCATCCTTCTGTGCCGACTTTTCCCGAAAGCGGATCGTCCGCTCCAGCGCCGACGACACCGCGCCCAGCTGCTCCGGCGTCAGCCACTCCCAGCGCGCGATGTCCGGAAAGATGCGCCGGCCCACGGCGTAGGCGTAGCCCCACTCGGCGCCGAGCGCCTTCAGCTGCGTTGCAATCTTCGCCTCGATCTCTTCCTTGCTGAGCGCAATCGGCTTGTGCGCGCGCGTCGCCGGCGCCTTCTTGGGCGGCTTGGGCTTCCAGCCCAGCTTGCGAAAATGATCGAGCAGCTGGCGCCGGCCGAGCGCAGACAAGTCTTTCGACGACTGAACCTGCTCGATCGACGCCAGCAGCCCGCGATACGTATCCTCGGCCATGCCGGTCTGCTGCCGCGCAACGTGGATATGCGTGATCTCCGCCGCGCGCTGCTGTTCGGCGCTACGCCGACGGTTCCAGATTGAAGTGGTCATGACGTCACTCCAGTGCCAGTGGCGCAGCCACGCCACCAACACCACGATTCAACTCAGCCTGACGACCGGAGCAATGCCCTGCCTGCGCGTCGTCGTATTCATGGTCGCGCAGCTTCCTGCCCGCGTTGCGATCACGCGCCTCAAGCGAGCCAAGAGCCCCGTAGCGTTTGGCGACGAACGCTTCGATCGCCGTTGAGCTCTCACCCGAACCAGCGAATGCACCGAGCGCGCGAGCAACGCCATCCACCCATCCTTCGCAGAACAGATCGGCACGTCGTGTCTTGGTCTCGGTTTTGCAGCGCTTGAGCTTGGCCTTGATATGCTCGGCCCGCGCGCGCCGCACTTGCCGAAGAAGCACGGTGAAGGCGTATTGCGCAATCTCCGGTGTAGCGCCAGTGCCGATGAAGGCCCATTCGCCGATGGGTTCCCATTTCGCACGATCCCAGCCTTGGCTGAAGATCACACGGCAACCGAAGGCCTCTCCCGTCAGGCTCGCAAGGCTTGCTTCCCATTGGGCCGGTTTCGCCGTGGCCCCAGCCTTTGCGCGTCGCTCAGCGGCCTCGGCCGCAGCGATATCGAGGTCGGCAACGCCATGCGTCTCCATCAGCTTGCGCGCTTGGCGCAATGCGGCCTCGGCTTCGTGCTCGTTGGCGCTGGCCGACAGGGCGAGGCACTTGCGGATTTTGGCGATGATCTTGTCGCGTTCGTTCATGTGGTGTTCCCGGTTATGGCAGTCTCCCGAAGCCGCCCCCGAGGAGCGGCTTGAGGCGGCGACCGATCAGGCCTCGCCGCGAATCTGCGCTACCGCCTTCTTGCTATCGGCCTCACTGCCGTGCGCGATGGCCAGCAGCAAGCGGATCGGCTTCGGCAGGCTGCGGCCGTTTTCGTAGCGGCTGCCGCCCGACTGGGTAACGCCGATCGGCCCCCAGAATTGCGCCTGGTTGAGCTTCTTCTCCCGGCGCAGCGCGAGCGCGTCGGCGCCGGAAACCGTCTTTGCGTTGATGCTCTTCATGCTGCCACCCCCTTCCGCTTGCCCTTAGATTTCGACGGTTTCTCGTCCTCGCCTTGGCGCTTGGCGGCATCGGCGAGGATGGCCTTCACCAGCTTTTCGACGTCGGTGTCGGTAAAGCTGATGAACGAGGCATCGGCGCCGCTGACCGAGCGGATGCCGATCTGCCGACGGATGGCGCTGTCGAGCTGAGCGACGGCCTCGACGTTGATCGCTTCTTGCGTGCGGACCAGCAGATCGGCCTGATCGGGCAGCAGCGCCTTGATGCGCTTGATCACGGCGGCTTCGTCGTCGTAGTCGATGCCATCCTCGGCTTTGCGGTAGCCGCACTTCACGCCGTCGATCAGGATCGAGCGCGGGCGAGCGAACAGTTGCGGCGCGCCGTCGATGAGCGCCTGCAGCTCGGCATGGCACTCGGCCTCGTGCGCCGCGGCGGCGTCGATCCCCGGGCGGTGGGCGGTATAGATCGGCGCCGCGGCTTCGGAGAGCGCGTGCTCAAGCGCCGTAGCGCGAGCCACCGACAAGCGGTGCGCGTCGGCAAGGCGCTGAGCGGCGTCGCGGATATGGGCGATGGTTGGAGTGGTCATGTGAATCCTTTCAGTTCAGTTGGAGACGGAAAAAGCGGAGAGATCGGCACCGGCGCACAGGCGGTAGGTCGCAACCTTCTTGCGCGGCGAGCCCGCCGGCGCATCCACATCGCTGGCGCGTTCGATCACGCGGCGGGTCAGCAGCAGATCGAGCAGGCGCGTCAGGCTGAGCGCATGCGTGCTCACCCGCACCTTGATGTCGCTGAAAGTCAGCGGCTCGCGCGCCTCGCGCAGGGCCTCGACGACTTCCTGCTCGGGCGTCTTCATCTGCAGCAGCGCCGCGATTTGCGAGGAGAAAAGGCTGCTCATGCCAGGCCTTCCCGCTTCGCCAGCAGCCACGCCCGGCGCGGCGAATAGCGCAGGTAGACGGAAAAGCGCAGCGCCAGGCGGGCACGTTCTGCCCAGCGCAGAACTGCAGCGAGCGGCTTCATACGGCACCGCCTTTCTCGGCGGTAGCAAATGCGGCCGTGTAAACCGGAAGCGGGCACCAGTCGGGTGGCGTTGTGGCGCGCGTTAGGCTGTCGAAATCGCGACCAGCCAGCGCGCAGGACAGGCGTCCAAAGCTGTGCCGGCAGCTCTTGCAGTTCTTCACAACCTCGCAGCGCACGCCAGTCAAAGGTTCTTGCGCCGCCTCGAGCCCGGCCGGCATCGTCGCCCAAGCAGTGGGCGGATCAATCGGCCAGCCGTCAGCATTGCGCCACTGCTCGCCGTCGAGATAGCCCAGCCAGACATTTCCTGCCTCGACGTTGCCGGTAATGAGTACCGTCGTATCCGAGTCCGGCAGTTGCTCGGCGGTCGGGTGCCAGATGATGGTTTCAGTGATCAAAGGCATGTCACTTCTTCCCACTCAATCCTCACGCCGAAGCGATCGGCGAACCAGGTGTAGATCGTCAGCGCGCCGTCTTGCCGCCGCTGGCGCCAGGCGCAGTCATCCTTGAAGACCACATGCAGGCGCGGGCTGGGCGCCACGACGATCACGATCTTGTCGCCGCCGATGTCGCGCGATCCGTGAAAGCTGATCACGCTGAAGCGCTGGCTGATCAGCCACACCACGGCGTTCAGCAAGCTGGTGATCAGCTTGGTAGCCGCCGCGATCGACGTTTGGCGAGTAGCGTCCGGCGCCGCCGAGTCGATCAGCGCCCGCGGCTGTTGAAGATGGGCGGCGCTCATCACAGGCTCCGCACCACGTCGGCCGTTACCAGCGGGCTGCCGATCTCGGCGGCGACGTTGAGCGCCGCCGTCATCAGGTTGCCCACCGCCAGCGGATACAGCAGCGAGACCGTCTCCGCCTTGTCGCGCCGCTGCGCCGTCACCGTCAGCTTGGCGCGGATGGCGTCAATGCCGCCCGCGTCGATCACATCGGCAACCGCCTTGCCGGCACGCTCCAGCTTGAAGCGCAGGTAGTCATCCAGGCGCCCGCCATCCAGCGGCGGCAGTTCGACCATCTCGCAGCGCTGCACCACCTCGCGCACGTCGGCGTTGCGTTCCGACAGCTTCGCCTGCAGCTCGGGCTGGCCGATCAGGATGATCGACAAGAGCTTTTTGAACCCGGTCTCCAGCTCGAAGAAGCGCTTCAGATGCTTGATCGTCGGAACCGGCAGCGCATGCGCTTCGTCGATCACCAGGCAATGCCGATAGCCCGCGGCGTGACTCTCGCGCAGCACCTGGTGCAACTGCCGAAAGCGCGCTTCCGGGCTGCTCTTCGGCCGCTCCAGCGGTGCCACCGTCGCCATGATCGCCTCGGCGATGTGGCTGGCCTTGAGCGTCTTGCCTTTTTGATCGTTGTCTTCCATGCCCAACACGTAGGGGCGAATCAGCACGATCTGCTGGTGCTCGCGCTCGATGCGCTCTTCCAGGTCGCGCAGCAGCGTCGTCTTGCCGGCGCCGGACTCGGCGACGATGGCGAGCAGGCCGCCGAACTTGGCCGCCGAGAACATCGACTCGCGCACATAGCGGATATCGGGGCTGACATACATGTCCTCGTCGGACTGGATGGCATCCTCTGCAAAGGGGTCGCGGAAGAGCGAGAAGTGCTTCTTCGTCGCCGGGTGAAGGGTTTGTTTACGCAGTAACATGGAATCCTCCTTGGGTAAGTCGTCAGTGGTTTGCTGCGGGGAGACCGGGGCAGGCGCGTTGGCGCGCGTCTGCCCCACTACTTCGAAAGCGGTTGCGATATCGGCCGCTGGAACATTGGCCTGCGAAAGAAAGGCCCGGATTCCCGCCTCGAGCGTTTCCTGCGGCAAGCTCTTTGGCCAGGAGCCGTGATTGACGATCTGAGCGACAGTCGCGGTCGATACCTTCAGTGCCCGCGCCAGATCGGCCTGCCTGCAGCCGGGGGGGCCGAGCAAAAGCTTCAGCCTGAGCATCACGCACCTCCCACCGCGCGAAGCCGCGCTGCCGGTTCGCCCTGTGCCGCGCGCGCGCCCTCGAGCTCGGCGGCAACCGTATCGAGCTGGTCTTCGGGAACGCCCTCGGGAAAGCGCTTTGCCAGCCGCGCGAAGTGCTCGCTCGTCCAGCGCTCGCCGAGCCTCGCCTTGAGACGGCGTGCGGCCTCGACGTGCGAGAGCGGCGGAAACTCCACCGTCGGCGGCGTCAGCAAATGCGCCCGGCCGCGGCGCGGCAGATAGTTCGGCAGTTCGGCATCGGTGATCGTCTTGAAGGCATGGAACTCGCCGCCGAAAGGCAGGCGTTTCGCCTTGCGTGCCGCCTCGGCCTCGCCCTGCGTGTCCGCGCCCATCACCAGCCGCTCGATTTCCTTGCTGGCCGTCTGCGCCGGCGTATCGGCAGGCGCGCGATAGCGCTCGCCGATCACCGCAGCCGTCTCGGCAAAGCCGAATTCGTTCTTCTTCACCTCGGCCACCACGTGGAAAACCTCGCGGCCATCGGCGTCGATCCGCACCACCTGCGCCGCATCGTCGCGCCACGGGTTGCGCGTCACCAGCACCTTCTCGCCAACCATCACCTGAGGCACCGTCGACACGTCCCACTCGCGGCCGGCAAACTGCACGCGCAGCAGCGGCGTCACCGTGCGCGGCTCGGGCGCCGCGACGGCAAGCTCACGGCACACTTCTACGGGCGGCGCCTTCTCCAGCTGCGCTGCGGTAATCGTCATCCACACCGCACTGCGCGAGCGTCCATGCCGGCGATGAATCGCCGTCGCGTTGAACGCCATCCGCCATTGCCGGGCGCGCTCGTTGAGCTCGTCGAGATTCGCCACCGGCTCGAACTTCAGCCGCGCTTCGAACTTGCGCTCGATGATGTTCCGCGCGTTTTCCACCTGCCCGGTGGCGCGGGCGTTGCCCGGCGCGTGCGGCATCAGCCGGATGCCGAGCGACTTGCACAGGTTCTTCGTCATCGCCGCCGTGTTGGCTGAACCCGGGTCGAGCATCAGGATCTTCGGCACGCCGTGCATGAGGTCTTGTCCGCCACGCTCCTGCATCGCGTTGATCAATACCGAGCACAGGTTGTCGCCGGACTCCGCGCCCATCACGTACTCGGCGTAAATCCAGTCGCTGGTGTGATCGGTGAGCTCGTACGACCAAACGCGGTTGGCGGCAATGCGGGCGAGGTTCTTCGGCTTGTTCTTGTAGAACTTGTCGGCTTCCATCACCTGCAGGCCGCTCTCGCGCGCCCCTGCGCCGGCGCCGGGCTTGAGGTAATAGAGCACGCACAGGCTGGCGTCGATCTGCCACACATGATTCGGGTGCAGGCTGGCCAGCTGCGTCGCCGGCGCCGGCTCGGCCAGCTGGTCGGGATGCAGCTTGTAGGCACGCAGCGCGCGGTGAATCGTGCTCTGCGAGAGCGGCCGGACTTCGCCGGTCGATTTGTCGATGCCCTCGGCGCGCACCTTCTCATCCGCGCGCAGCGCTTCAACCGCATCGCCCACGCCGAACAGACGCTTGTTGTTCTTGCGCGCCGAGTTCGTCAGCACGCCGGAGATCACCAGCGCCTCATCGCGCGACAGTGCCGTCTTGCCGGCGTCGCGGCGTTTCTTGCGCTCGCCCATGATGGCTACCTCTTTCAGCTTGCGGTGCAACGTGGCGCGCGACATCCCCAGTTCCTGGCACGCAGCCTGGTAGATGGCGTCCTTGCTGCCGTGCGCCGCCTGGCGAAGGGCGCAGGCCAGCGACACCAATCTTTCCGTCAGCGCCGGGCTCATGGCTCAGGCCTCTGCCACCGTGCCGGCCGCCACCATGCGGCCCTGCGCATCGAGTTCCCAGCCCTTCTTCGCCAGCTCGGCGGGAACCATCTTTCCGCTCGCATCGAAGGCCCAGCCGTTTTCTGCCATCGCAGCAGCCGTCGCTTCTTTGATGCGCGCTTCGGCGCCGGGGCGCGCCCACTCGGGCGTGTCGTCGCCGTCCGGACGGGCTTTGATGTCGAACTCGCCGCGCAGCTGCTTGATCGCCAGCTCCAGCTGGCAGATCAGCCCCGCGGTGAAGTCTTCGTGATTGGCGCCGTGCGTTTCGGCATGCTCGGCGAGCGCCGCCAAACCGGAGCGCAGCGCGAGGATGCCCACTTCGGCCATGCCCGCCATTTGCGTGACTTCCTTGCGCAGCTCGTCGGCCACCTCGGCCGGCGGCAGCGCCTTCACGCGGCGCTGCGCCTTGGCGAGCGATTCGGTCAGCTCGTCGATCTTGCGGTTCTTGCCTTCGAGCACTTCGCCGCGAGCTTCGAGGTCGGCCTCGGCGGCTTCGGCGCGCTGCGTCAGCGCCTCCTTTTCCTTCGCGTGCTTGGCGATCAGGTCTTCGGCCAGTTCCAGCAAAGTGTCCTTGTCGCCCTCCTTGGCCGCTTCGATCAGTGCTGCGCGCTGATCAGAAGGCATCTTGCGGAACTGACGCAGATCACGGTAGCCGATGCCGACGCGCTGCATCTGCTCCAGAGCCTCCTCGCCGAACGCTTGCAGGTTGGCGATGTCCTGATTGGCCTTGTCGTCGGAAATCCCGAGCAGGCTGCAAAATTCCACCCACGTACCCTTCAACTCCGAACCGTTCGGAGTTCTTGCACCCGCGAGTTGCTGATACAGCTTGTTTTCCTTGACGATCGCGAGCTTAGAAACTCCGAACGTTCGGAGTAGATCGCCTGCTGCCTGGAACGCTTGCGCCTGGCCGAGCAGCTGATTGACCAGGTCACGGCCCTGCTCGTAACCCTGCTGCAGGGCGCCAAGTTGCTTGGCGGCCTCATTGGCCTCTTCGAGGCGTGCCGGGTTGAATCCGTCGTCGGCGGGGGTGGGGAGTGCTTTGGTCGGGCGTGCCATGTTGGCGTTCTCCAGTTCAGTTCGTACGGGTGAAGTTGTGGCGGATTTCCGCCAGTCGCTGATCGGCGCGGTCCAGATCGGCCATCACGCGACCGAAGACTCGGGCCATCCGGGGCGTGGGGTGAAAGTGGCCGGTGGTCTCGTCCTTGCGCGCCCAGCCCTTTTCGATCAGGAGGCGCGTCGCGCGGGTGATGTTGCTGGCGCTCAGATTCAGTTGCTTGGCCAGCGCGGCGTTCGAGACGCCATTCACGGCGTAAGCCGACAGTGCATCGAGCACGTCGAGCACCTTCAGCGCGGCGCCGCGTTCGTCGTCGTCCCGGCTCATTCCGCCTCTCCTGCAAAGTCGAGTTCGGGCTGCGCGTGCTTGACCACGTTGCCGCGGTGCGCGGCGAGCGTTTCCAGCGCCGCCTGGATCGCGCCGAGCGTCTCGTCGGCGTTGGCGTGGCTGGCGTAAAAGCCGATCAGCGCGCCGACGGCATCGTTGAGCACCGCCTGCAGCGTCTGGATGTCGGCGGCCGAGGCGCTGCGCCCGGTCGGGATGCCGACCATCAGCCGGCCGGCGCTGGCCACCAGCCAGCGGGTGGCGAAGTCGATGCCGCAGACGTTTTCGTAGGGGCGGATCAGGTTGGCCGGGAAGCGGCCGGACTGAATCCACTTGTAGAGCGACCAGTGGTCGGTGATGCCCATCGCGTCGGCAATACGCTCAACGGAGAGGTTGCGGCGCTCGCGGGCGTGGTCTTTGCACAGCTCCAGCGCGTGGCGCAGGCTGGTCGGCTGCAGGCGTTTCCAGTTCCGGCGGCTCATTGGAAGCCCCCTTTCCGGGCGGCAAATGGCCGCGCCAAACAAATCGCCGAATTGCGGCTGTTGCAACGCGTTTGCATGAAATAGGATGAAGCGTCGATAATTTGGATAGGGGAGTACGTCATGGCTGAAATGGAATACGGCTTGCATCAGGTAGCAGCGACGACTTCAGCGGCGCTGAAGGAAGCGGCGCTGTATCAGGATGGGCTTGAGGCGCTGATTGGCTTTCTTCTGGCGCAGCTGGCGGAGTCGAGCCGGAGTCCGGCGCAGTTGCTGCAGGCGCTGCCGCGAGAATATGCAGAGCAAGCACAAGACGATCCTCATAGCCCGCTGCTCTGGCCTTTTGAACGGCTTGAAGCACAGCTTCGGTGCCAGATAGGAACTCCTGTTGAAACCGGAATGCCACGAGGACTTGCGCGGAGTTTTCAACGCTTGCCAGGAGCGCCGCGCGCAGCGCTGCGTGACGCAGCTGCGCTACCAGGCGATGAACCTGCACAGTAGTAATGCGGTACTTGATCGCGAGCTCGGCGTGGTTGCTGCCGTTGAACTCCGCGAGCAGTGCGAGCAGTTGATCGGCCGACATGGCAGGTCTCACGCGGCGATGCGGCGGTCAGCCTGCGAGTCGAGCGCGCGGGCCGGGTCGGTGCAAACGACGCCGTCCTTGAGGCCGAGCTTGACGGCGATGTTGTGGGCGGCGCCGCGAGCGCACTTCTTGCGGCCGCCGAGGACTTCGAAGACCAGGTTGGGCGAGAAGCCGTTGGCCAGCGACCAAGCGGTGATGGAGATGCCCTGACGCTTCAGTTCGGCGCGGGCTTCTTCGGCAGTACGCAGTTGTTTCATGGAAGCTCCTTCGGGGGTTAGGCGCTCTTTCGGGTGTCGATTAAGTCGCCGTGCTGTGTTGGACGGTGTGAATAAATTATGGGTACGTTTGTACCCATTGTCAAATTGTTTATGGGGCTTTTTGTGGGCATTGGGAAGCGGCTGCGTGAAGAGCGCGAACGGCTCGGCCTGAACCAGAGCGATTTCGGAGCTGCGGGCGGCGTTGGCCGCAAGACGCAGTTCAACTATGAGGAGGCAGAGCGCTCCCCCGATGCGGCTTATCTCGCCGCAATCGCCACTGCCGGCGTTGACGTCCAGTACGTCATCACCGGCCAGCGGCGGGGTGATGGCATCGGCGAAGCCGCCGTGCATCAGGCGGTGCTCGACGCGGTGGATCTGCTCTCGCTCGACAAGAAGCTCGACGCGCAGCAGCTGGCGCGCGCGGTAGTCAAGCTGTGCGCCCGGGGCGGCGCCGGGTCCAGCCCTCAGCCGCCGAAGAACTTCGAAGGATCGATTCAGGAATTCCACGGTGCCGTCGGCGACGTTGCCGGGCGCGACATCATCAAGACGAAGGGAAAGCGACCGTTGTGAAGCAAGAGTTCCAGGGAGCAATCGAAGGCGACATCGCCGGCAGAGACGTCATCAATGACGCGCCCGGCAACAGCATCCGGATCGGCCGCATCTCCGGCGGCAACAACATCATTGGCCAGACGGGCGACATCCATCTGCAGGTGGCGGCACGGCCACGCCTCAAGGTCGTCATCCAGCCCGGCCCCGAACACATCTCGCCGGCCCAGAAGGTCCGGCTCAAGGATCTGGTCAACGAGGTGGTTGCGCTGGAGACGGCCATCAAGCGCGTGCCCAAGCGGCACGCCACCGTGTGGTCGGCCTTGACAGCCAAGCTCAAGGTGACGAGCTATCACCTGATCCCGGCGGAGAACTTTGCCCAGGCCGAGGCGTATCTGCAGACCTGGCTCGCGCGGCTGCGCTCGGCGAAAAGCGCCCCGGCCAAAGATGCGGACTGGCGAAACAGCCGCTATCGCTACATCCACGCGGTATTGAAAGAGATCGGCCAGCCCGATGCGTTGCCGCAACTGCTGGCCGATCGCTACAGCGGCCGCTCCCTGAAAGACCTCTCCGCACTGGAGCTCGAGGCGGTTTATCGAGCCGTTGCGGAGCGCAAGAAAACAGCGCGCCGAAACGGCGCCCTCTAATCAGCCCCGCAGGGTGTAGGGGCTTCGCCCCTGCCGCTGTGGAACCTCAAAGAAAGGGAGAGATGAATAAGCAGGAATTCAATGGCCAAGTCGGTTACGTGGCTGGCCGAGACATCATCAACGTGGGGGCGCAAATGCTGTGGGACTGTGATACGACAGAGCTGACTTGGGAACTCAAGCGGTGCAAGGCGAAGCTTTGGCAGATGCGCCGGGATATTTTCTTCAGCATTCCGTTCTGGTGGTTCTTGGCTGGTGTTATCGGGTCGGTGTGGCTGCTGCTGTCCGATGCGTGGTTCAAGATCGCAGGGCAGTTCTGGATGTTCGCTTGGATGATCGGCGCAATGGCGATCCCATCGATGTGGCTGGCCACCGTGCGCCAGCGCAAGGGAAAGATGGTCGCCTACTACCGCGAGCGCATCGAAATTATCGACACGATTCTCCAGGATCGGAGGTAGAGGAACAGCGCCTGTTTCGCTCAGGCTCGATCGGTGCGGAAGCGCTGTGGGGCGCAACCGGGGGCAAGGTGCAGGCGGATGCGCAGGCTTTTGGTCGGAGGCTCAGCCTGCGCGTTTATAAACGGCTCGGCGCGGCAGCGCGGCGGGGGTCTGCACCGCCGTTTGCGGCGCCAGCAGTTTTTAGAACAACTTGAAAGGGAGAAGCAAAGTGGCGGAAGATAAGAAACCGAGCAAGCCGGCTGTTTATCCGGACCGGAACAAAACGCACGACAAAGCCGTGCCGCTGTCTGATCAGCGAGGCCACGGGTGGGCAGTCACCAACACCATGCCGGCGCCGCCAAATCCTCATCGGGGCGGTAACGGCGGCAACGGCGGAAAGGGCGATAAAAAATGAACCTGCAGGACATGAGCGACGATCAGTTCCGCCTGCTCTTCGATGTCCGCCGTTCCATCCGCTATCACGACCGGCGGCGCGCTTTCTTCGAGCGGCTGCATCAGATCACGGGCGGCCTGACGGTGCTGCTGTCCGGGTCGGTGCTGTTCGACATTGCGCGCCCCGGTGATTCCCCCGCCTGGCTGCTGGCGCTCGCCACCGTTGCTGCCGTGCTCGCGGCGTGGGATATCGTCGTCGGCTACGCGGCCAAGGCCGGCCTGCACCGCGATCTGAAAGCGCGCTTTGTTGCGCTGGAGATTCGCCTGCTCGCCAGCGACGACTCGCCCGCTTCCTGGTCGGCGCACCAGGGCGAGCGGCTTGCGATCGAGCGAGACGAGCCGCCGATCTACCGCGCGCTCGATGTGCTCTGCCACAACGAGCTGCTGCGTGCCGAGGGCTTTGGCCAGAATGGCGGCGCGGATTATTCGTTCCGCGTCTCTCGCATCCAGCGTTTGACGCGCCACCTGCTGCACTGGGCCGACATCAAGCCCGCCTGAACTTTTCGGGCTCGCTGGCGAGTCCTCTTCTGTGCCCATCACGCGCCCCTGCGCGCCCGCGAGCGCCCCGCATCAGGTTCTAACTCACGTTAATGGAAGGCTCGACCGCCACCCCCTAAGGTGGCCGCATGTCGAAGCCAACCAAGCCCTCCGCCTCTCGCCGTAGCACCGCCGGCCGCGTTGCCGTCCTCACCTTCGAGGTCAACGCGGCGGCTGACTTTCGCCTGCTCCCCGCCGGCGAGTTCCGGGCGCGCGACGGCCGCCCCGCCGAAATCCCCGCCTGGCGCATGGACGCCACCATCGCCGCCGCCCTGATCAATCAGGTGGCGGCGACGGGCGTCGACTTCGTCATCGACTACGAGCACCAGACGCTTCTCGCAGAAAAGAACGGTCAGCCCGCGCCGGCCGCCGGCTGGTTCAAGGCGCTCGAATGGCGCGAGGGCGATGGCCTCTACGTGGTCGGCGCCAAGTGGACCGAGCGCGCCGCCAACTTCATCGAGTCCGACGAGTACCGCTACATCAGCCCGGTGTTCGAGTACGACGCCAGCGGCGCGCCGGTGCGCGTGCTGCATGTGGCGCTGACCAATTTCCCTGCCCTCGATTTGCAGCCCGGGCTCACCGCCGCCGTTGCAGCGAAGTATTCCGCCGCCCTTTCCTTCACCCCTCAGGAGAACCCAATGGATGAACTCCTCGAGCAGCTGCGTTACCTGCTCAACCTGCCCGTCGGCGCCACCGCCGAAGAAGTCACCGCCCAGCTGCAGAAGCTGATCGATCAGATCAAGTCGGGTCCGGCCCAGGCGGCAACCTCGTTCGACCTGGCGCAGTACCTCGCCGACCAGGGACGTGAGATTGCCGCGCTGAAGAGCGCCGCGCCCGATCCGGCCAAGTTCGTACCGATCGCCGCGCTCACCGCCGCCCAGGGCGAACTGGCGAGTGCCCGCGCCGAAAACGCCGCGCTCAAGGCTGCCGCCGCCGAGCAAGAAAAGGCCGAGGTGATCACCGCGGCGCTGACCGCCGGCAAGTTGCTGCCGGCGCAGGAGGCGTGGGCGAAGACGCTCGACGTCGTCGCCCTCAAGGGCTTCGTCAAGGACGCCCCGGTTGTCGCGCCGCTCAGCACGCAGACCAACGGCGTGCCGCCGAAACCGCTTGTCGGTGGCGGCGACTTTGCCGCTCCGGCCGGCGCGCAGGTTGATCCCGCGCAGCTCGCGATCCACCAGGCGGCGCTCACGTACCAGGCCGAGCACAAGGTCGATTACCTCGTCGCGGTGAAGGCCGTCGGCGGTCACTGATATCCACCCCGGGAGACATCATGAGTCAGCAAGCCATTTCCATTCTTTCCCTTCCGTTTCTCGCCAGCAGCGCCGTTCAGGAGTACCGCGCTGTCGGCTTCAACGGGGCGCAAGCCTCTGTCGCTGGTCAGAAGGTGCTCGGCATCGCCGAATTCAGTGTGGCCTCCGGCGCCTACGGGCGCGCATGCCGCTTGGGCACCGCTGTGGCCGAAGCCGGTGCAGCGATCGCAGTCGGCGCTGCTCTGGCGGTTGATGCCACTGCTCGCGTCGTTACGGCGACGGCGATCACCATCGCAGCGGGCGCAACGGCGGTCACTTCGGCGGCAGCCAACGGCGCCGGCACGGTGGCTGGCGGAGATCCGCCCCAGTACATCGTCGGCTACGCCATGCAGGCCGCTGCTGCTGCGGGCGACCTGATCGAAATCGCGATGGCCTGATCCGCCGCCCCCTCTTCGCTAATCACCCCAAGGAACCGTCATGCCCAACGTTCTCTCTCCCTCGTCGGTCCGCGTCATCGATCCGATCCTGTCGTCTGTCGCCCAGGGCTACAGCAATCAGGAAATGGTCGGCAACGTGCTTTTTCCGACCGCTTACGTCGCCGTCTCCGGCGGCCAGATTCTGGAGTTCGGCCGCGAGGCCTTCCGTCTGTATTCCTCGGCGCGCACGCCGGGCTCGGCAACCCGTCGCGTCCAGTACGGCTATCTCGGCAAGCCCTTCGCGCTCTTCAATCACTCCCTGGAAGGCATGGTGCCGCGCGAGTATCAGCGCGACGCCTCGCTGGTGCCGGGCGTCGATCTGGGCAGCGGCGCCGTTCGCAAGACGATGAAGGCGCTCAAGCTGTCGGTCGAAGTCGAGCAAGCGGCGCTGGCAACGAATGCCGCCAATTACGGCGCAGGCAACAAGATCACGCTCGCCGGCGCCACGAAATGGAGCGTCTCCACCGGCGTTCCGCTGGCCGATATCGACACTGGCCGCGAGGCAATCCGCAGCCAGTGCGGCGTCTATCCGAACGTGTTGCTGCTCTCGGCCGTCGGCTTCAACGCCTGCAAGAACAATCCGAACATCGTCGCTCGCTTCCAGTACACCAGCGCGCAGTCGATCACGCCGGACATGCTGGCTGGGCTTTTCAACGTCAAGAAGGTCATCGTCGGCGCCGGCGTCTACTGGAACGACGCCAACGTCGCAACCGACATCTGGGGCAATAACGCCGTGCTCGCCTTCGTTCCCGAGGGCCAGCTCTCCGATCCGGATGAGCCGTCGTATGGCTACACCTACACGATGACGGGCAACCCCGCCGCCGATCAGCCGTACTACGACGACAACTCCAAGTCGTGGATCTATCCGGTGACGTACGAGCGTGCGCCGGTGCTGTCCGGTATCAGCGCCGGCTATCTGATCCAGAACCCGGCCTGACCGCCGCCGCCATCAATCATTGACCAATCAGCCCCCGGTTCGTCCGGGGGCGCCAGGAGACTGCCGTGGGAACCTACATCGCCAACACCCCGATCAAGACCATGCCGAACGCCGAGACGAAGGAGATCGTCGTCGTGCCCGAAGGCGGCTCGCTCGAACTGTCCGACACCGAGGCTGCTGAACTGCTCGCCATCAAGGCCGTGAGCGGTCCGGTCGACGCCAAGAAAGGCAAGTAGCCATGTCCTACGCCACCGCCGCCGACCTGCTCGCGCGCTTTGCGGCCGAGGAGATCGCCCAGCGTGTCGATCGGTCGACCCCGCGCCTGGTTGGCCCGGAGCTGCTTACGGCAGCGGTGGCGGGCGAGAGCCTGGCGGCGTGGTCTGCCGCCGAGCGCGCCGCCGTGGCCAGCGCGCAAGCGCTGATTGCGCAGGCGCTGGCCGATGCCGACAGCACCATCGACGGCTATCTGGCCACGCGCTACGCCGTGCCGATGGCCAACCCGCCGGCGGCGGTGACGCGCCTGGCGTGCGACCTGGCGCGTTACTTCCTGCATGACGATAACGCGTCCGAAACCATCCAGAAGCGCTACGACGCGGCGCTCTCCTTCTTTCGCGACGTCGCAGCCGGCAAGGTCTCGCTGGGCGATCCGGCCGACACGCCCGCCGCCAGCGGCGGCAATGTCGAGATGACCAGCGCGCCCGCCGTGTGGCGGCGCAGCGCGTCGGCGGACTTCATCTGATGGACGCCTGGATCAAGATCGAAGACGGGCAGATCAACGGCGCGCTGCGCCGGCTGATCGCGCTCGGCCGCGATGCCTCGCCAGCAATGCGCGACATTGCCGCCATTGGCGAGAACAGCACGCGCGCACGCTTCCGCAGCCAAACCGGCCCCGATGGCGTGAAGTGGCAGCCGAGCCTGCGCGCTCAGCTGGCCGGCGGCCGCACGCTGACGAAGGATGGCCACTTGTCCGGGTCGATCAACGGCCGCGCCGGCGCCGACTTTGCCGAGTGGGGCGTCAATCGCATCTACGCGGCGATTCACCAGTTCGGCGGCACCATCCGCGCCAAGTCCGGCGGTGCGCTCAAGTTCCGGCTGCCGGGTGGCGGCTTTGCCGTCGTCAAGGCAGTGAAGATGCCGGCGCGCCCGTTCCTCGGCGTCAATGCCGACGACCGCGACGACATCCTCGACGCGCTCGCCCGGCGCATCAATGGCGCGATCGGAGGGGCCTCCCATGCTGGTTGAACTCGAAACCGGCCTCGTCGCGCTGCTGCGTGCGTCGCCGCTCGCCTCGCGTTTGCGCCAGGTCGATTCGCTGCCGGACCTCGACGGCGACAGCCTGCTCGGCCGCTTTTCGACCGACGCGCCGGCGGTCTATGTGGCGATGGGCTCGTTCCCGGTCGTCCGCGGCTATGCGCGGCCGAAGTTCGGCATCGCTTGCGTGGCCAAGAACAGCCGCAGCCAGCAGGCAGCGCGCCACGGCGACGGGGTCGCCATCGGCCTGTACGAAATGCTGGACGCGGTGATGACGCTGGTCGACGGCGCCACGGTCGGCGCCGGTGATGCCATAGCCGGCTTTGAGGTGCTCTCGTGCGACCAGGTCGCCAGCGAGGCGATCGCCAAGAAAGGCCTTTACGTCGGCGTAGTGCCGATCCAGGCATCCGCCGATGTACGCCTGCAGCTGCCGATCAACGAAGCGGACCTTGCCGCTTTTCGCACCTTCCACGCCGCCACCGACATCGACGCGCAGGCCAGCGCGGCCGAGCACAGCAAGTGGCTCCAGGAGCCGCCGGATTACAGCACGTCGGCACCCGGACTGACCGACACCCTAAAACTTCAGGAGTAAGCAGTGATGCCCGACCAAATCGAGAATGAAATCCAGGCAAAAGGTCTGACGGCGCCGCGCATCACGCCGGCGGACATCGAGGCGAACATCGCCAGCGAGCACTACTTCACCGCCGCCGATGGCTTGTTGTCGGCAGGCGGTTCTGGGGTGCAACACATCGAGGGGATCGATAACTTCAAGGCGCTCGGCTTGCTCACTTTCTGCGTCCTCGTACTGCGCAATGGCTTCACCGTCACCGGCGAGTCGGCATGCGCCTCTCCCGAAAACTTCGACGCCGAGATTGGCCGCAAGATCGCCCGCCAGAACGCCATCGCCAAGATTTGGCCGCTGATGGGCTACTGCCTCAAAGACCGCCTCGCCAACAAGGAGTAACTCAATGGAAAAAATCTTCGCCACGCCGAAGCCCGGCGTTCTCGTCCGGCACGAAAACGGCAAGCCGCTCGACCCCGCCGGCGAAGCCGTCGAGCGCACGTCGTACTGGCTTCGCCGCGAGCGCGATGGCGATGCCACGCTCGGCCCGGTGCCTGAGCAGCCCGCGGCCGCCACCGAAACGGCCGTTAAAGCCAAGTCCTGATCAACGGAGCCCACCATGCCCGACAACATCAACTTCCTGACCATCCCCATTGATTGGCGGGTGCCCGGTCAGTTCATCGAAATCGACCACACCAAGGCGGTCCGCGGCCTGCCGGGAATGGCGCGCCGTATCCTCATCCTCGGCCAGCGCCTCGCCACCGGCACCGTTGCCGCTGGCGTGCTCACCCGGGTGACGCGTGCGACCGACGGCGTCAATTACTTCGGCCGCGGATCGCAGCTGGCGCAAATGATTGCCGCCGCCAACCAGGTCAATCCCTACACCGAAATGTGGGCGCTGGCCGCTGACGACCTGCCGGCCGGTGTGGCGGCCACCTATACCATCACCGTCACCGGCGCGCCCACCGAGGCGGGAACGGCCTATCTCTACATCGGCGGTCGGCGGATCGCCATCGGCATCAGCTCGGGGCAGGCCGTTGCCGCCATTGCCACGGCCATCGCCGCGGCCGTCAATGCCGACCTCGATTCGCCGGTGACGGCCACCTCCGCCGCTGGCGTGGTAACGCTGACCGCCCGCCACAAGGGCGCCGACGCCGGCGCCATCGACGTGCGCTGGAACTACTACGACGGCGAGGCAATGCCGAAGGGCGTCACGATGGCCATCGCTGCCGGCGTTGCCGGTAGCGGCAACCCCGACGTGCTCGCGCTGATTGCCGCCATGAGTACCGGCGCCTACTACAGCATCGTCATGCCATGGAGCGACACCGCCAACCTGGTGGCGATGGAGACCGAGCTGCAGAGCCGCTGGGGCGGCATGGACATGCGCGCCGGCCACGTGTTCGCCTTCAAGGCCGGCACTGCGGCGACGCTGTCGACCTTCGGTTCCACCCGCAACAGTCCGCACAGCACGGTCTTCGGGCTCAACGGCTCGCCGACGCTGCCCTGGGTGATTGCCGCACAGGCCGCCGCTGCGGTCGAGTTCTCCGGCGGCAACGATCCGGCGATCCCGTTCCGCGGCCTCTCCCTGCCCGCAGTGATGGCGCCGGCCGAGGCGCTGCGTTTCACCCAGACCGAGCGCAACCTGATCCTGCACGATGGCATCAGCACGATCATCTTCGACGAGTCGGGCGCGGCAATGGTCGAGCAGGTGATCACCACCTACCAGACCAACACCTTCAGCATGGACGACCGCAGCCTGCTCAAGCTGAACGTCAAGTGGACGGTCGATTACATGCGCTACGTCTTCCGCTTTGCGGTCGCGCGCGACTATCCGGCGCACAAACTGGCCGACGACGACGTGCTCGAGCGCATCGCCCCGGGGCAGAAGATCGCCACGCCGAAGCTGATCCGCAACACGCTGATCGCCGCCGCCGCCCAGTTGGAATACGTCGGGCTGCTCGAAGACCTCGACGGCTTCAAGCGCGAGCTGAAGGTGCTCCGTTCGGTTGCCGACGAGTGCCGCGTCAATGCCGTGCTGCCGCCGAACGTCGTCAATCAGTTCGACGTCTTCGCGGCCGCCGTTCAATTCATTCTGTGAGTGTGAGGTAAACAAAAATGGGACAACTGACCGGACGCGCCTACGTCACCGTCGCCGGCAAACGCATGGCGTCGAAAGAAGGCGCCAAGCTCGGCTTCGGCAACCCGGAGCGCACCGCCGAACTGGGCGATTCGGGCGTGCTCGGCTACAAGGAAAAGCCGACCGTGCCTTACGTTGAATGCTCGATCGCGCACAGCGCCGACACCTCGCTGCAGGAGCTGGCGGACATGGTCGACGTGGTGGTGTCGTTCGATACCGACACGAAAAAGAGTTACGTGCTGCGCAACGCCTGGTGCGCGAAGGCGCTCGAGCTCGACAAGGGTGAAGTGGCCTTGCGCTTCGAAGGCATGAGCTGCGAGGAGGTGTGAGATGAGCGAGAAAAAGCACCCGCTGGGCTTCACCTTCGCCGACGGCCGCGTGTCCGGAACGCTGCGAGTCGGGCTGTCGGTCAACGGTGTCCTGCATCGTGATTTCGAGGTGCGCGAGGCGACCGTAGATGATCTGCTCGACGCCGAACTCGAAGCCGACGTGACCAAGCCGCTCAACTTCAACGCGCAGCTGATGGTTCGCCAGCTGGTGCGCGTCGGCAGCTTCGAAGGCCCCTTCACTGTCGGCATGATCCGTCGCCTGAAGCCGGTCGACTGGCGCATCCTGCGCGCTGCTCAGTCGGAGATCGATGATCTGGGGGAAGACGAGCCGGACAGCGAGCCGGCCTCCTGAACCAGGTATTGCTACTGGCCATGAAAACCGGCTGGAGCCGGGCTGAGATTCTCAGTCTGGCGCCGGCCGAGTTCAATCACTACCTGAGCGTTATCGTCGCTGCCAAAGCGGGAAACCCTGATCAATGAGCAATCGCGACCTTTCCCTTGCCTTGCGCCTTTACACCGACTCGGCGCGCTTTGTCGCCGGGCTGACGCAGGCAGGGGGAAGTGTCAGCCGCTTCGCGAAGGGCGCGAAGCGCGAGATCGATACGCTCAAGGGCGCGATGAGCAGCCTGCAGGGGCAACTGGCGACGCTCGGCGTCAGCGTCGGCGCCGTCGCCACGGCTGCTCAGAGCGGGCGCATGGACAAGAGCCTGACGCAGATCGGACAGACGGCAGGAATGTCTCGCGGCGAGGTTGAGAAGCTGCGCAGCGAACTTTTCCGTATGTCTGGCGAGACTGGGCAGAATGTCGATGACCTGCAGGGCGGCTTTAATAACGCCGTTCAAGCCGGTCTCAAGTTCAGCGAAGCACTGCCGGTCATCGACGCCACCAACAAGGCGATGGCGGTAACCGGCGCTAGCGCCGATCGGCTGACATCCGGGCTGACCGTTGCGTCGACTGCATTCAATTTCGATCTATCCAAGCCCGGCCTGGCGGCGCTGCTCCTGGACAAGATGACTGTCGCCGGTCGCCAGGGAAACGCCGAACTGCAAAACCTTTCCGACATTTTCGCTCGGGTCGGCGTCAACGCCGCCTCGGCAGGCATGGGATTCGATCAGACGCTCGCCTTCATCGAGACCCTGTCGCAGGTCGAAAAACAGCCTGAGCGTCTTTCCACACTCGCCGACAGCACCTTGCGCCTGTTCACAAACCTCAAGTACATGAAGGCGGCAGCCTCGGCAACGGGCGTCAAATTCTTCGACGCGAAGGGTGAGCGCCGCAACGTTGCCGACATCTTCAACGACCTCAAGGCAAAGTACGACACGCTGAAGACGGATAAGGCCCGCGCAATCTTTCTGCAAAACGCGTTTGGCGAGGCCGATCTCGACACGATCAAGGGGCTCAAGACCTTATTGGGAGGAAACAGCCTGAGCAAGTTTGGCGAGTTCAGCGCCGCGATCGGCGCCGCTGGCGGAGCGATCTCGCGTGATCTACCGGAGGCAATCAGCAACTCAATCGACCAGACCGGGCGCCTGAAGGCCGCCCTTCGCCTGGCCGCCGACGACTTTGTAAGGCCGCTCAACGACACCTATCAGAAGTGGGTCGGTTTCGCCCTGGACAAGAAAGAGAACGGCGGACTCGGTATCGACGGCAAGGACATGATCCTCGGCGGCGCGCTCGGCGCTGCCGGCATCTTCGGCGCCGCCCGCTATGGTGGCAAGGCGGTCGGCGCCTTGGCCAAGCGCTTCGGCGGCACGGCCGCCGGCGTCGCAGAAGGCAAGGCACTGGAAGCGGCCATGGGTGTGACGCCGGTCTTCGTGGTCAATTGGCCTGCCTCGATGGGCGGTGCCGCCGACATTGCTGGAGCGGCCGCAGGTGCCGGCGCCGGTGGTGCGGCGGCAAAGGCCGCCAGTCGCGCCAAGTCGCTCGCCGTTCTCGCGGGTGGTCTGCCCTTGTCGGCATGGGGCAGCATGGGCGCGGCCGGGCTGGCCACCGCCGGCACGGGCGTTGTCGGCGCCGGTGCCGCCGGCTATGGCATCGGCAGCGCGATCAATCAGCTGCTCAACTGGGGCACCTCGAAGCTCTCCGGGGAGCAATCGCTCGGCGCCTTGATCTATGAATGGATGCACAGCGAGGAATCGAAGGTCGGCGGCGAAATCCGCGTCCGCGTCGACCAGGACGGCCGCGTGAGTTCGGTAGCGGCTACCACCAGCAACCCGCGCGTGCCGATGAACGTCGATGCCGGCCGCACGATGGTGACGCCGTGAGCCAGCGCTACGTCGCGCCCTGGCGCAAGTCGCTCAAGCCGGGTTCGTTCCGCGGCGTGCCGTTCGGCGTGAAGAGTGCGCAGACGCAAGTCGGCCGGCGCGTGGCGATCCATGAATACCCGCAGCGCGATGACGCCTACCCCGAAGACCTTGGCCTCAAGGCCGATGCCTTCACAATCGAAGCGATCATCGTCGGCCCGGACTATTTCAAGGCACGCGATGCGCTGATCGAGGCGCTGAAGCAGCGCGGCGCGGGCACGCTGATTCATCCGTACTACGGCGAGCGTACCGTCACGCTGGCCAGCCCGGCGCGGATCTCCGAATCTCCCGAGGACGGCGGCGTCGCCCGCTTCTCGCTCGACTTCATCGTCGCCGGCGAGAACACCGAGCCATCGGCGCGGCAGGATACGCAGGCCGCCGTCGAGTCGGCGGCGGACGACGCCAATGACGCGATCGCCGACGATTTCGCGAGCGACTTCTCCGTCGACGGCCTGCCTGATTTCGGGGTCGCCGCCGGCCTCAAGGCAGCGAAGGACGCAATGAAGTCTCTGGAAGCCGCGCGCCGCTCGCTGGTGCCCGACTTGTCGGTGCTGTCCGACGTGATGGCGGCAGCCAATGGCGTAGTCGGCAGCCTCAACAGCCTGATCCGTGCGCCGGCCGCGCTCGCGCAGAGCGTCCTTGGCTCGATCGGCACGCTCAAGGCGCTGGCGAAGAGTCCGCTCAACGCGCTCAATTCGTACCGCGGCCTGTTCAACTTCGGCAGCAGCCAATCACGCGTGCCGACGACGACGCCGTCACGGGTTCGCCAGGCGGCCAATCAGGCGGCAATGTCCAACCTGGTGCGCCGAGCGGCGTTGGTCGAGGCCGCCCGCATGGCAAGCCGGGCGAGCATCGCGACCTCCGACGAGGGCGCCGCGCTGCGCGAGAATCTGTCGGCACGCCTTGACGACGAAGCGGCCGGCATCGTGCCGGCGCCGACCGGCAATGGCACGCCGGCACAGACCGTGGTCGAGGTATCGGAACCTGTCTATCAGGCGCTGACCGCGCTGCGCGTCGCCCTGGTACGCGACCTGACGGCGCGCTCGATCAACGCCCCGCGCGTGACGACCGCCACGCTGCCGGCGACGCTGCCGGCGCTGGTGGCAGCCTACCGCATCCACGGCGATGCGACGCGCGAGGATGAGCTGATCGCGCGCAATCTGCGCGTGATCCGCCACCCCGGCTTTGTTCCGGGCGGCGAGGCGCTGGAAGTCATCTCGCGCTAAGTCTTCGGGCAGCATCCGGCCGGCGAGCCGGTTGTAACGTCGGTTAATTGGTGCCTCGCGCGCGCGACCGTAGTCTCGCCGCATGGCTACGCAAGACAAACTCTCAGGCATCGCGGAACTCCGGATCGCCGGCGCCTATTACGGCGGCTGGAAATCGCTGCGCGTCACGCGCTCGATCGAGCAGCTGGCCGGCACCTACGAGTTGGAAATTACCGAGCGCTGGCCGGGTTCGCTGCGGCGCCGGCCAATCCGCCCCGGGCAGCCGTGCCAGCTGCTGCTCGATGGCGATGTGGTCATCACCGGCTACGTCGATACCGTGATGGTGGATTTCGACGCGACCCGTCACACGCTGCGCGTGTCCGGCCGCGACAAGACGGCCGACCTGGTCGATTGCTCGGCAGCCTACAAGACCGGCCAGTGGCACAAGGTCAAGATCGACCAGCTGGCGCGCGATCTGCTCAAGCCCTACGACATCGCGGTCATCATCGACGACGGCGTCGACATCGGCAGCGCGCTCGACTCGTTTTCGATCCAGGAGGGCGAGAGCGTTTTCGAGTGCCTGGAGCGTGCCGCGCGGTTGAAGGCGCTGCTGCTCACCAGCAACCCGGATGGCGACCTGGTCATCACCCGCGCCGGCAAGCACCGGCTCGACTACGGGCTGGTCGAGGGCGACAACATCAAGGCGGCGCGCGGCGAGTTCTCCTGGAAGGAACGCTTTTCCAGTTACACGGTGAAGGGCCAGGGACGCCTCGGCGCCGAGGGCGACCAGGTGCATTCGTCGCCGTCGGCCAAGGTCGCCGACGACATCATCACGCGGCCACGGCCGCTGATCGTGCTGGCCGAGGCGCACAGCAAGAATGCGACGCTGAAGGATCGCGCCGAGTGGGAGCGCAACGTCCGCCGCGGCCGCAGCGCGCGCGGCTCAGTCACCGTGCAGGGCTGGGTCGATCCGGCTGGCAACATCTGGCAGCCGAACACCATCGTTCCGGTCACGTCGTCGATGCTCTTGCTCGACGCCGCCGAGATGCTGATCGTCGGCTGCACCTACACGCTCGACGACCAGGGCGGCACCCTCACCGAGCTGGCCATCTCGCAGCCGGAGGCATTCCAGCTGCTCGAAGGCGTTACCCAGTCGCGCCTCTTCGGCAAGCTCAAGACGAAAGAGCAGCGCGACCGGAAAGAAAAGGTCGAAGACTGGAGCGACCAATGATGGACGCGCAGACGCTGGTCGCGCGCATGATGGCGCCGCTCGCCCGCCGCTTGCGCCTGATGGTCGGGCGCGGCGTGGTCACTTCCATCAACGACGGCGGCAAGGTGCAGACAGCGCAGGTGAAGCTGCTCGACGGCGAGGTGCGCGACGGTGTCGAGATCCTGCAGCAGTACGGCATGACCTCGATTCCGCCGGGGCAGCGCGAGGGGCTGTATTTCGCCGTCGGCGGCGATCGCGACCACGGCGTGATGATCTGCGTCGCCGATCGCCAGTTTCGCCTGCGTGCGATCGCGCCGGGTGAAGCCGCGCTCTACGACGATCTTGGCCAGCGCGTGCATCTGACGCGCGAGGGCATCGTCATCGACGGCGCCGGCCTGCCGGTGAAAATCTTCAATACGCCGCAGGTGACGATCGACACGCCGCTGGTGAGCATGACGGGCAACCTTGCCGTTGCCGGCAACATCGTTGCGCAGGGCGATATCAGCGACCACGGCACGCGCAGCATGGCCGGCATGCGCGGCACCTACAACGACCACACCCATCACGAAAACGGTGTCGGCGGCAGCACCAGCAAGCCGTCGCAGGCGATGTCATGAGCGACCTGCGCAGCGTTTTCGTGGACATGGACCGCGGCGCCGATCTGGCGCTCGAGCAGTTCGCGCTGGCCACCGACGACGGGCTGGAGACAGCAGTCATCCTGTCGCTGTTCACCGACGCTCGCGCGGCCGACGACGACACGCTGCCGCTCGGGCAGAGCGACCGCCGCGGTTGGTGGGGAGACGCGTATCCGCCGATCGCCGGCGATCGCATCGGTTCGCGGCTGTGGCTGCTGCGCGCCTCCAAGCAGCTGCAGGCGTCGCTCACGGCAGCGAAGGAATACGCCGAGCAGGCGCTGGCGTGGCTGGTGGCCGACGGTGCGGCGCGGCGCGTCGAGGTGGAAACCTTCGTCGCCCGCGACGAGGTGATGGGGATGATCGTCCGCATCCATCGGCCGGACGGCAGCGTTGCCCCGATCCGCTTCGAAACCCTCTGGAACCAGGTGTGAGATGCCTTTCGTTCGCCCCGATCTGCCAACCCTGATCGAGCGCGCCGTCGCCGATATCGAGAGCCGCTTTCGCGGCGCCGATGCGCGCCTGCGCCGCTCGAATCTCACCGTGCTGTCCCGTGTGCATGCCGGCGCCGTGCATGGGCTGTATGGCTATCTCGACTGGATCGCCCGCCAGATTCTCGTCGACCAGTGCGACGACGACATCCTCGAGCGCCACGCCGCGATCTGGCTGCCGTCCGGCCGCGTGCCGGCCTCATACGCCGCGGGAGCGGCAACGGTAACGGGGAGCAACGGTACCGTCATCGAGGCCGGCACGGTCTTCAAGCGGCAGGACGGCGCGGCCTTCGTGAGCGAGGGCGAAGCGACGGTCGCCGGCGGTGTTGCGGTGCTGACGCTGGTGGCCAGGGAGCCGGGACAGACCGGCAACACGCCGGCAGGCGCGCCCCTGGGCATCGAGTCTCCGATCGACGGCCTTAACGCCACCGCGACGGTCGGCAGCGATGGGCTCTCCGGCGGCGCCGACATCGAGGACATCGAGAGCCTGCGCGCCCGCGTGCTCGCCCGCATCCAGCAGACGCCGCACGGCGGCGCGGCGCATGACTACGTGGCGTGGGCGCTGGAGGTTCCAGGCGTGACGCGCGCCTGGTGTTATCCGCTGGAGATGGGCGACGGCACGGTGACGGTGCGCTTCGTTCGGGACGACGACGCGAGCCTGATCCCGGATGCAGCCGAGGTGGCCGCGGTGCAGGCCTACATCGACACGCTGCGGCCAGTTGGAATGCAGCTCTACGTCGTCGCGCCGATCGCGGTTCCGGTCGCGTTTCAGATCCAGCTCACGCCAGCGACGGCCAGCGTAAAGGCGGCGGTCGAGGCGAGCCTGCGCGATCTGCTGATCCGCGATGCCGAGCCGGAAGGCGGCGGCAACGAAGGCAAGATTCCGCTCTCGCACATCCGCGAAGCGATCTCCCTGGCTGCTGGCGAAACCGACCATGTTCTGCTCTCACCGGTCGCCGACATCACGCTGGCCGTCGGCCAGATCGCGACCTTCGGGAGCATCGCATGGGCTTGAACGCTGCCGCTTACCGCGCCCAGCTGCAGGCGCTGCTGCCGAGCGGCGCGGCATGGCCGCGCGCGGCCAATGCGGCCCTCACCCGGCTGCTCGATGCGCTGGCCGAGGAGTTTGCGCGCGTCGATGCGCGCGGCGGGTCGGCGCTCGACGAAGCCGACGGTCGCGCGGCGCTGGAGCTGCTCGCGGACTGGGAGCGCGTCTGCGGTCTTCCCGACACCTGCGGCGCTGGCGTGGCCACGACGCTGCAGGAACGCCGCGCTGCCGTCGTCGCCAAGCTGACCGCGCTTGGCGGCGCCAGTCCGTCCTACTTTCTCGGGTTGGCCGAGGCGATGGGCTACACCGTCGAACTCGACGAGTTCCGGCCATTCCTCACCGGCGTCAATCGCTGCGGCGACCGCCTCGGCGGTGGCGCTGCAGTACGCCATCAGTGGCGAATTCGCGTCACCGGCCCGCGGTTCACCGCCTTTCGCGCCGGCGCCAGCCAGTGCGGCGATCTGCTCGGCAAGATCGATCGCGCCGCCGACCTGGAGTGCAAGCTCAAACGCCTCAAGCCGGCACACACCCGGCTGATTTTTTCCTACGAAGGAGCGTAAATGAAATACGTCCAACCCATCGGTGCCGCGGCGGGGGCTGCGTACGTTGATGCCGCGCCTGCCAGCGGTATTGAAGGCAGCGCAGTGCCGGCGGCGGCGATTGAGCACCCGCAGCGCGAGATCGAAGCCGTCATCATCGGTGCAGGCTTCGTGCCAGCGACCGGCGACCTCACGCAGCTGCGCCAGGCAATCGTCAAGATGATCCAGTCCGGACAGCGCGCGGTCATCATCAGTAACGCCACCTTCGCTGCCGCCGTCACCGGCACGGGCAAGGCGGTGTATTGGGATGCCGGGAACAGCCGCTTCGACCTGGCGCTTGCTGACGGGACAGCAAAGCAAAGCTGCGTCGGTTTCGCCGATGTGGCGAATGGCAACGTCTATGCGTTCGGCGACGCAGTGCTGTTCACGGGGCTGACGCCCGGCGCGCGCTATTACCTCGACGGCGCGACGGCGGGGGCGATCACGGCGACGGCGCCGACCAATGCGGTCTTCGTCGGCATCGCGCGGAATGCAACGGAGTTGTTCGTTGACGTCGATGCTGGGAGTGGTGCGGGCGTTCCGGTCGGGACAGTCATACACGTCGCTCGTAATTCAGCGCCTACTGGCTATCTCAAGGCAAACGGGGCGTTACTGTCTCGCACGACATATTCGGAGCTCTTCGGAGCGATTGGAACAACTTACGGTGCGGGCGACGGGGCGACTACATTCGCGCTACCGGACTTGCGCGGAGAGTTCGTACGCGGCTGGGATGACGGGCGCGGCGTCGATTCTGGGCGCGTTTTCGGGAGTGCGCAAAGCGACGATTTCAAGTCTCACTCGCACCAGCAAACGACAAACAATACCGACTACGGCAGCGGAGTTTATGGGGCAAACACCTCGGGCAACGCAGCGTCGGGGTCTGTTGCGTCGGGCAACTACACGTTGTCGGCGGGCGGATCAGAAACGCGTCCGCGTAACGTCGCTTTGCTTGCTTGCATCAAATACTAGGACTAGGAGGAGCCATGTCACAGAAGATCGTTTCTCAACTCGATGCTGATGGCTACTTTCGTGGTCCGGCGACAGCTGACGAAAGCCCCCGCGATCCGGGGAAATTCCTCCTCCCCGGTGGTTGTATTGATCGCGAGCCTCCAGCGGTAATCGAGCCAGGAAAACGGTATCGTCCTCATGGAGATGATTGGACCTGCGAAGACATGCCGGAGCAGACTCCGATCCCCACTCCCGCAAACAGCCGTGTAGCGGAGATATATGGGCGACTGCTTGCCATCGACTCCGAAAGCATTCGCCCGGCCCGCGAGATTGCCACTGCGGTCGCGTCTGCCCAAGCGGTGCCAGCATTCGCGGCGAGCAAGCTAACAGCGCTCGAATCGGAAGCGGCAGCGCTACGCGACGAGCTGTGGAGGCTGCTGGCATGACGCGCATCATTGAGCATCAGGCCCCCCGCAAGCCGGATTGATTGGGGCCACCGTCATTGCGCTAGCCGCAATTATTTCTCAGTGGCCGGTACAATTCTTATCTTTCAAATATCTCGCGAAACGCTGCCAAATTTCGCGCGGCGCTACAGCCGCCTGCGTCGCTACGGCTTACTCAGAAAAAAGCCGAACGATTGGTCCCAGCTGAGTCCAGTTCCTTCGGCTTGGTACCGCACCTGTAATTCCAGGCCACTCGCCGGGGTAACATCTAACTCGACGCAGGTGGTGACCAGCTCTTCCAGATCCCAAGTCAGCCAGTCGTTGCTCTGACGTCGAACTTCCTCATCCAGGCTGCGCGTCATCCAGGACTCTTTCTCGCCTGGCCGCGCCTGACGCTTGAAAACCCAGAAGCCATTCACCCGCTCGGCCCGCCAAGCTTCGTGCTGCACGCCGTCGCGCAAGGCGTAATTGGCATAAAAAGCCTGCGTCATCCATTCAGATCGGGCGCCTTCATCGGCTTCGACGATGCTCAGCGGCGTCTCGAGACGCTCCCTGACGATGCGATCCTCGTCCCTCGCCATCAACCCCCGGCCCAGACGCAAACGGGCATCGAGCGCTTCAAGGTCGGCGTCGGCCAGCAGGGCGAGCAGGTCGGGACTCGAATAGCGGTGTGCCTGCGATTTCGACTCCAGACCAGGCCAGACGAAGCAAGGCTCGCCTTGACGCCCCTCCAGCCAGCGCCGGTTGTATTGCAGGATCGCCACATTGGGCTCGCTCACTTCACGCAGGCGATGCCGGTTGATGCGGCCGGCGGTCTGGACAATCGAGTGGGCGCTCGACGGTTCGATCACTCCCCAGTCGAAATCGTGGTCGCGACCGATTTCCTCGACCGGCGTTGCGACGACGATGAACGGCACGTCTGTCGCGGCACTCGCAGCCATCAGTTCAATGATTTCCTCGTCCCGAACGATGTGCCCGTCACCACGCTTACGGTTCAGCAGGAAGTCCAGCCGCTTTTCCTTCAGATGTCGCTGGATGCGGAACTCCTGGGCGTGATAGCAGGCCACCCGGGCATGGGGTACGGCTCGCGCCAATTGGCGCGCAGTGCGGATTGCCGTACCGATGTTGGCCACCCGAACCAGGCCAAACGAGAGCCGTTTTCCGCCCGGACCAACCCAGGAATGCGCTTCATGCAAACGCCTCACTGCGTCGCTGATCGCCGCCAGAAAGGCCTCGCCGCCAAGTCCGTTCACCGGCTGCACCCAGGCCCGGCGCACCGCTTTCCGCGGCACCGCCAGCAGGCGCCCAACATGCTCAGCAAACTGCCCGGGCAGATCCGCGTCGCTGGCAAAAGTGGTCGGAGCAGTCCGGTCGTCCACGATGGCGATGCCGAAACGCGCCTCGCGCTCCTCCAGCGCGCAGCGCATCTCGACGCCGCAGCGGAAAGCCCGGAATACCGCCTCGGCCACCGGCTGCGGCAGGGTCGCCGACGAACAGATGACGCTGCGGCCCATCAGCCCCACCACCTGCACGAGGCGCAGCACGGCCACCAGCGCAACCGGCTCGTACGAATCCACCTCGTCCAGCACCAGGTCGCTGTCGATCATGCGCATCAGCGCAGAAACATGGTGCCCCTGGCGTCCGGGCTCGCCGGCATTGATCAGGTAATCGATGGTGGAAACCAGCACCGGCGCACCGATCACGCTGCGCAGCACAGGCCGCCGCTCGGTGAGTACTTTCATCCATTCCGGCAGCTCCACCTCGCCGCCACGGGCGTCGTATTCGGTCGCCGGACCTTCGGTCTCGAAAGTGCCGGCATGTGCCGGATCGTCAGCTTTGCCGGCCGCGTGCAGCCGGCTGGCGATGCGGTCGCCGATCACCGTCGCCAGCTCGTCTTCGCCCAGACCGAGATCGTCGGCCAGGGCATCGCCGGTCTGCAGGGTCAGCGTGCGCAGGTTGAGCGCAATGGCAAAGCGCGGCCGCGACGACACCGAACAAGCCAACTTGGCATTGGCGATGGTCTTGCCCGCTCCGGTCGCCGCGATGTTGAAGATCAGCAGGCCACCTTCAGAGCGCTCGCGCAGCGCGGCGACCGCCGCCACCGCCTGATTCTGCCAGGCGAAGCGCCCGCGCTCATCGGCCGGCGACAGGATGTGCTCGACGCTTTCCGTCGCCAGCCCGGGCAGACGCAGGGCGGCCATGCGCCAGGCAAAGTCGGCGGCCCGCCCGCCGACCGTGCGCAGGTGCCAGTCCAGCGGTTGATCGAAAGCGCCGTCCTTGGTGTTGGCGAAAAGCTCGCAAGCCTTCACACCCCCCGGCCATGGTCGCGCGGAAACCTCGTGGTCGGCGAGGATCAGCGCTGCCCGGGCGAGGACCGCCGCACCACGCCAGAAGGCCGGGCTGCGCTCACCGGCCTTGCGAATCAGGCGTGCTTGGACCCGTTCGAGCAGTTCCAGTAACTCATCGGGCAGCGTGCCGGCCGGCACCAGTTCGCGAGCCCGTTCACCCTCTGCCACATGCTTTTCACTGGTGGGGGTCGACGTACCTTTTGCCGGACCGAATAGGCGGTGATGGGTGGCGATCAGATAATCGAGCGCCCGCAGTGGGCCGTCGATGCCCGTATCTTCCAAGCCGCCCGGTTCGCAGAGGGACTTCTTTTTCGCAATCGACAACCAGGCTTGGCTCCACTCATTTCCCCGGCGCCGCTCCTGCAACAGACGCATGGAAATCCACTCGTGGCGAACCGGATCGGCCTCGGGCGGCCCGCCCGCCACCGCCCGCGCCAGTTTGCCGGCGAAGAAATTGCCGGACTTGCCTAGATCGTGTCCTAGGCCTGCAGCGTGCGCCAGCAGGCCAACGATGCGCAGCCAGAAAGGCGGCGGCTGCCGGCGCCGGGTATGGCCAGCCGGGAAATGCCCTTCCGGCCCGAAGCTGTCGCGCGACCCCACCACCCACAGCAAGCGCATCCGCTCGCGCCCCTCGTTGCGGTAGCAGGCCACTGCCGTCTGCCGTGTCGCCGACGCCTTGAGCAAACCACGCAGCTCCCGCACTCCTTCGAGGGTGATCGGCGTCGCCCAGGAACGGATGCCGGTGCGGATCGCGTAGCTATCGAGAATCGCCCGGCTCCGCTTCACCGCCCGCCGCTCGCAGGCTGAAATCAGGGTGATGTGCATCGCTTGTTCAGGTCCGTGTTAGGCTTGCGACCGCCACCGTGCAGGTGGTTGAGAGTTAGTTGTTAGAAGCGATAGTAATTGTGTGCCGCCGAGCAGGCGGGTAACTGCAGCACATAGAGGAGTGGGGTTATATAACACTCCTAGTTATTAATAGTGATAGTAAAAATTTTTTGTTGACAGGAAGCACACTCGGATTTAGCGTGCCAACATCATAGTCATAAGCGAGGAGCATGACGTGGCACGCCCCAAAATAACCGTCGCTGCCGAACCGCCCGAGTGGGTCGCCCTGCCCCAAGAACTCTACGCGGCTACCTGCGCCGAACTCGTCACCTTTTCCCACAAGACCGTCAATTCAAACGCGCCGCCTGGCGGCATCCGTCTGGCGCCGGAACAGGGACTGAAGCTGCCCTACGTGTCTGCGCGCACCCTGCTCGGCGCGGGCGAGGTACCGGCCCTCGACTACGTGGCTAACGCGGGCAAGACGGCCACCGTGGTCAAGCAGTTGAACCAGCTCCGGGAAGGCGTCGCAACGGCTCCGGCCAACGAAGCCACACGCATCCTGGCAACATTGGCCGCAGCGACAGCACAGGGGGCCCAGATCGGCACCGACAAGGTTTCCCTGCGCGCCCGGCAATTGCTGCTGCCACGGCAGGGCGGCTACGTGTCGGTTACGCCGCTGACTTCCGGTGGAGTCAATCGCAAGCTGCGGACCAAGGTACGTCAGCACAACGAGCACTTGCGGGAAGTTCCGGACGAAAACCTGCGGCGGATTCCCGTGGCGATATTCGGGCTGGGCGGTTCCAACCCGCAGAACGTCGGCTCACTGGTGCGCGATATGCAGCGCCCGCTGGTCTTCTTCGCCCCCACGGAAAACCGCCAGTTGAAGGCCGTCCTCGCCCTGCATTTCCAGGGAGTCCGCATGCGCCTGCCGCGCCCGCTGCTGCGCGGCTTCCGCGACTGGTACGCCGACTGCCGGCGGCGCAACGGCGGCCGGATTCCCACCAACATGGATAGCCGCGACGAAGAAATCGTCCATGTCCGCGCTATCGCCCGGGGCATCCTCGCTCAGGGCGACGCGGCGCGACAACGCCTGCTGGCGCAACGGGACGTGCTTCCGGCTGGCGGTTCGCCGCTGGTTTCTGCCGAGGCCGACCCGGTGGCCCGGGGACTGGTCGATCCCGAGCTGCGCGACAAGGAATGGCCGCGTGCCTTCGCCTTGCGGCTGGCGAGGCTGATCGCCGACTACCGTTTTGGCGATGGCAAGGACGAATTCCAGTTCGAGCAGGCGGACATTTTCGAACTGCAAGCCATGATCGAGGAGGTGGTGCGATGAGCTACCTGCTGCTGCCCCGCCTGCGCATCCGCGCCGCCAACGCCCTAGCCGGCAACGTCGCCATCACCCCTGCCCAGTTAATGGCCTGCGTGCTGTTTGGCCACAATCTGGGTCTCAAGACTGGTTGTCGCCCCCAGCGCGTTGCCATCGTGCACCACGACGCCCAGCTGCTCGGCGAATACGGCAGTGACGGCTTCTACGACTTCCATCCCCAGCAGCGGCGGGGCGCCACCTTCATCGACAACGTCGATTACTCGTCGAAGAATCCGCACGCGCTTTCCCTGCAGCCCACGGCCAGCTGCCACCTGACGCTGTCGCTGTTGTTCGAAGTCCAGGGCAGCATCAACGTGCAGCGTATCGAGAGCTTCCTGCGTACCGCCCGCATCGCCGGCGGCAACATCGATAGCCACGGCAAAATAGAAGCGGAGAACGACCTCGACGACCTGCACCTGCCCAAGGGCTTCTGGCTGATCGAACGCAGCGACCTGCTCCAAAGCGAAGGTTCGCCCGTGGACGCCCTGGTCGCCGCCATCGGCCGCAGGCCCGCCAAAACGGAAACGACCGGCGCCCAGGCCGGCGACGTACCACCGCCGCTGCCCGAATCCTGGCTGGCCGCCAGCGTGCTCGGCTACGCCATGACCACCCCCTTCGAAACCCGCGCCGGCGCGCGCCAGACCGACCGGGGAGAAACGCCACTGCATGCTTTCTGCGAACCACTGCTTGGCTTGGTGCAGTACGTGTCCACGCGTGACTACGGCCAGCGCCCGATTCCCTGGTGGGAGCACAGCTGGCTGCAGGACGATGTATTCGTGATCCGCCAAAGCCAAGCAGTGCCGCAAACCATCAGCCCTTCCATTTCTTCCCTGTAAAGGAGCATCCCCATGAATGCACCCGAATTCAAGAAACTGCCCGGCGTCCTCGCCTTCCAGCGCGGCCTCGTCATCACCGACGCGCTTTTCTTCAACGTGCTCAAGGACAGCCAGACTCCGGTCATGGTCGTGCGCCACGGCATCCGCGGCACCCAGAACGTGAACAAGGACGGCGACGCGGAAAAGAGCACGGCAGCCAACGCCAAGCGCCAGGAAGTTTCCAACATTCAGACCACCGATACCGCCAAGCTGGAAGAAGAGGCCCAAGCCCTGGCCGTGCGCTTCGGTCTGCGTTTCCTCGATCTGAAGGATGTACTGTTTGCCTGCGCCCCCGCCAGCACCGACGCCAACGACCTCGTCCGTAACTACCGCGACAGCGTCACCGGCTTCATCGAGCGCGCCAAGACGTCTCCCGGCCTGGACGAAGTTGCCCAGCGCTTCGCCCGCAACATCGCCAACGGCCGCTGGCTGTGGCGCAACCGCACCATTGCGCGCCAGGTCGAGGTGCATGTCAGCGTTAACGGCACGCCTCTCGCCAGCTTCGATGCCTTGGCCACCCCGCTCAACCATTTCGACAACATCACCGATGCTGAACGCCAGGTAGCGGCCTACATTGCCGACGGACTGCGCGGCGACGACGATGCCGGGCTCGACATCGAGGCGCGTCTCGATTTCGGTGTGCGCGGCGCGCTGGAAGTCTTCCCCTCCCAGAACTACGTGGAGGACAAGCCGCGCGGCTTCGCCCGCCCGCTCTATTGCCTGGGCTCTCCGGAACGGGCCGGCAGCCGCAACGGCATCGAGTTCGAAAGCACCCGCACCATGGGTCACGCTGCCCTGCGCGACCAGAAAATCGGCAACGCCCTGCGCACCATCGACACGTGGTATCCGAGTTACGCCGAGCATGGCCGCCCGCTACCGGTAGAACCTAACGGTGCCAGCCTGGAAGCCCAGGAGTTCTTCCGCGACCGCAAAACCTCTGCCTTCGAATTCGCTCGCCGTCTCAACACCTTGGACCCGGCGTCCCCCGAAGGGATGTTCATGATCGCCAGCCTGATCCGGGGCGGGGTCTTCTCCGGGGGCAAGGAATGA